GTTTCCCAGTCACGATCTCGGCAAGTAATGTGTTTCTTTGATATCTTACATCTTTCCATTTTTGAGCATCAGTTTTTGCAACATAATCTGCAACTGTTCCAAATTCACCAGCTACACATCTGTTATATAAATCTACACCATGAGCCTCAATATCATTTGTACTTGCACCATAAGGAAGATAACCTTCGCTCTCTAAGTGTTGCCATTTAGCTTCTACTTCAATATATGTTTTTTCTGCGTCTATCCATTTAGGGTTTTTTGCATCAATTAATATACACTTCATTTTATGATATCCTTATCCATACACTTCCTCGACTTCCGTAGTTACCTGAAGCTACGTATCCCATACATCTCCAAGTTCCAGTAGGTCGATCAGAATGAACACTGTATGTATTTGCAGCGAAAGTGCTCCACCCCCAATTGTAATTAGGAGCAACAGTAGTCCCAGGATTTGCAGTTGAGTCATAGTAGGATAAAGCTGCAGTGCTTCCTACAGCATTTAATGATGAGGGTGGACTTGCAGAAACAGAAAGACTGCCACCAGAAGCTATTGTTGTTCCGTTTGATATTAATGCCATTATTTACACTCCTCTAATTTAAATTTATATTTTTTGCCGTTCTTGTTATTTAATAAGAATAAGTCATCTGAACCTTCTTGAAAAGTCCATGAACCTTTTGTGCCGTCAACATCATTACCTTTATCTAAACCTTCATTACTCATATTTAAGTCAGAGGTATAGATGTTTCGCCAAACTTTTGATGAAGAACCTAAGTCGTATGTGTTTGAAACAAAAGGAATTAAATGACCAGAACTATCAAATCTAGCTCTTTCTGTTCCAGCATCTTTAAATCTTAAATCGTTAGAAAAATCTATAGCACTAAAACCAGAAGCATCATCAGCAATAATTTTTGTATAAACAGTTGCAGCACTTGCTCTAATTTCTGTTGTTTGACCAGCAGCTTGGTTTACATGAAGTTCAGATTGAGGACTACTCGTACCAACACCTACATTACCAGAAGCATCAATACGCATACGCTCTGTATCAGCAGTTCTAAAACTTACTCCATCAGAACCATTTACAGAAATTCCATCTGGTGCTGAACCAGAATGGTCTTTTACAGTAATTGAGGGTTGAGCAGTAGTTTCAAAACCTTCTCGTAAAAAGATGCCTCCACCTTCACCCGCATTGTTGTAAGCATCTACTACAAGATTACCTTCAACTTTTAATTTACTTCCGTCAAATGTTAAATTGGCTTCACCCTCTAAGGTGTTAGCAGTTCCACTTCCTGTAATTAATCTATTGTCGGCATTGTTATTAATTGTTGTTCCTGTAATAGTTTTAAAGGTTTGGTCACCCGCTAAGAAAGTAGATGAACTTGCTGTGCCAGAGCCAAGTCTGGCAGTAGGCACTGTTCCTGATCCTAAATTCGATGCGTTAAGAGCAGTTAAATTTACACCAGAAGCTGCAGGTAAGGTTGCTGGAAATCTTGCATCAGGAATAGTTCCACTCAAAGCTATGGATAAAGTTTCATCTCCTCCATCACTACCTTCGGTTAAAGTTATATTTGCACCTGCGGTCAACTTACCATTTAGAAAACCGGGGGTGGTATCATTAGAAGATATCTTTACCTTCTCATCACTAGCTGCATCAAATCCTGTTATAGTAGCACCAGTAGCATCAATAGTGCCACCTGAAGCTATGTCTAAAGTAACGCCTGAAGGAATTTGAAAAGTATCTCCATTGTCTCCATAAGTTAGGGAAGTTCCTGTCTGAGGTACAATTTTATTAACTTCAAGCTGAGACATAATTTATTTTTTACTCTCCTTGGGTAAGTTGTTTTTTAAAATGGCAACGTACTTTTCTTTAGCGATACTAACATATTTAATATCCATTGCTAACCTTTGTTCTTGACCTGCAATATATTTCAAATTATTCCAAGCATCTTGGCCCTCTTCATTCAGTTCTTTTTCGTCATATTCTTTTTTGTCAAACGTAAACATTATTTACTCCTATGGTTTTGTTGGAAATACCACATCGTCCGGGTTAGATTGAGATGCGGGCAAATCCCTTAATTCTTGTCTATAATTTTTCATTGCATCGGACATAGTAACATCAGAGTTAGCAGTCCAATCAGTTTCAGATAATAAACTATTTCTTTTTCTTCTGATATAATACCATTTATCTGCATCAGTTCTCGTATCTTCAATTACTGGAATATCATAGGAAGAACCATTCCAAGTATCTCCAATATTTCCAGTGTGGTTAGTAGCAATTATTTGACCTGTTTTAGCAACAAAACTTGGAATATTGTTAATATCATCTACGTCAATAACATTTTCAACAACATTGGTTGATGAATTCAAGATACATACTTTAGACATTATTTATACTCCTCTATGACAACTAAACCTGAACCACCAGCTCCACCCGCATAATTTCCTTGAGAAGCAATTGCCATAGCTCCGCCACCTCCTCCTCCAAGAGTACCCGCGGTTCCTATGTGTGAAAAATTAGCAGCAGTGCTTACATAACCATTTCCACCTCTACCAAACGCTGAGCGACCTCCTGCAGCAGATAAATTATAAAATTTATCAGTGCTTATTGATCTTCGACCAACATTACCTGAAGGAAACTCACCATAAATTACATAGTCTGCATTACCTGTTAGATTATTGTAATCAGGATAAGAACTTCCAATTCCGTCAACTCCCTGACCGTAACCACCATAGCCACCGTTTCCAGTTAAAGTAGCACCAGAACCAGCGGGGTCAAAGGTAGTAGAACCTCCATGACTTCCGTTAGCATTACCTGAACCACCTGAACCACCTGAGCCTATGGAAATAGCAGCAGTAGAACCTAATTCAGAGGCTGTATAAGTTTTAACACCAGTGTTTCCACCGTTTCCACCATTACCCCAAAATTCATTATATTGGTCTGAAGCAATTCCACCTGCTCCTGAACCACCACCAGTAGCATAAACTCTTACAAATTTAGTTCCTGAGGTTGGAGTATAAGTGCTTGTAGATGTTATGACTTGCACATCAAATAATGATATACCCGCCGCAAAAGCAGATCCGTTGACAGTTATTGCTCCAGTGACGTCAATACCTGTAGGATTTACTCTTAGTCTTTCTGTAGGTGTTGCTAATTGACTACCTGTACCTACTTTAAAAACATAGTTTCCGTCATAAGAACCTGGGCCATCTAAAAAATCAATTTGGCCTTTTGTATCAGCAGTTCTTGTATCAATAGTGATACCACTGCCATCTGCAGCTCCGTCTGTCTCTAACTTTAATAAAGTATGTAAAGTGTTGCCACTAGCAGCGCTATTGACATAAATAGTAGTTCCATCAAAGGTAAGACTAGCTTCGCCATTTAAAGTGTTTGCGGATCCGCTACCTGTAATAACTCTATCGTCAGCATTGTTGTTAATTGTTGTACCTGTAATAGTTTTAAAACTTGAATCACCTGCAAGGAAAGTTGTCGATGATGCAGTGCCACTACCGAGACGCGCTGTAGGCACAGTTCCTGAGGCAAGATCTGCAGCGTCTAAATTTGTAAGATTAGCTCCAGAGATAGCTGGAAGTGTAGCTGGGAAACGAGCATCGGGCACAGTTCCTGAATCTAATTCGTTAGCATTAAGAGTTGTTAAACTAGCACCGCTTCCTGCGAAAAGAGTTGCAGTAGTTGTTCCAACAACATCAAGAGCAGTCGAAGGATTAGTCTTACCTATACCCACTCTATTGTTAGTTGAATCTACTTTTAAAGAATTTGTATCAACTGTTAAGTCTCCTGAGACTGTAAGATTTGCTAAAGCTGGAAAAGCTCCAGTAGCGAAAGCTACACTGTCACCTGAGTCTCCTAAAGTAAGAGTAGTTCCTGATTCAGGAGTTATTTTATTTACTTTTAATTCGCTAGACATTATATGATTATCAAAGTTCCTGTTGTTGTAACTGTTCCTGAAATTGAAAGAGGACCTGCTAAAACAGCAGAGTCAATTGTTTGTATTTCTGAAATTGTTGAATTGTGAGTTGTTATGTAAGCAGTTGCATCCATACTTGCTGAGGGTGCTTTTTTCGCAGGGTAAGTACATATTGCTGTCTTTTCTCCTGCAGAGAAATTTACTAAGTTATCAGAATTAGAGGAGGAGAAAACTGTTGTTCTTGATAAGGTATCTGGGCTTGCGATCGTGACTGGGAAAC